ATTTTTTTTTTTAATTGGTTTATTTTTGATATTTTATGATTTTATGTTTTTTGAAATTGTTGATTATATAATTCTAGGTTTTTTTGTTTTTCTGAAAAACTAGAACACTTAAGATCATTAATCTTTTTACTATCATTATAATCTGATCTAATTTGAAGGAGCATTTCACCAAAAATACCTAAATGAAGCACCCCTTCAACAAACTTTCTTTTGTCTACCTTTTTCTGTGCCATAAAAGGCATAGTATTATTAGCAGACATAATAACTGCATTTTGAAAAACTTCCTCTGTAGCTCCAATAATTTCTTTAATTAACTCATCTGTCTTGGGCATAGAGCTTCTTGTAATATCTACATTATTACATAATAAAGAAACTCCATTGGGTTCAGCAGATCTGGTTAAAATATATTGATCCAATTTACCAGCTGAACTTACTTCAAATTTAAGTTTGACTTCACAATTTCCTTTAGACTGATTGTGAATGATTTTATCTCTTTTAATTTCTCGTATAGTGTTGCCAAACAAAGCCCAATATAGAGATTCAACTACAGTACTTTTACCTACCCCGTTACGCCCACCTTTATCTCTGTTTTCCCCTGTAATTAATGAGATACCAGAATTGTAATTTAAGATTAAAGGATCTTTTCCTACAGACAAGAAATTTTGTATGTGGATTTGTTTAAAGCTTACTTTTCTCACACTAATAGTTTAATACAATAAAGTAATAAATCACATTCAAATTAACCACCACAAGATGACCTTAACATGTTCAAAACATTAGGTCCTATAGAATCTAGAGTAAAATATTTTGGGTATATTTCTTTGGCATAATCTAGCATGCTTTGTATTGTTTTAGAATCTATGGACTTTAAAATATCATCCAAATCTTCTATATTTTTATAATCCACTAACACCGCCAATTTACCCCAATTTATTACGTCAGTGTATGGTAGGAAGGGGGTGTCGGTGTAGATGTAAACCGGTATAGAATTTAATTGCATGGCTTCATACAGCCTAAAGCTAGTAGCCCCATATCCTCGCGGGCATAAAGTAAAAATACTTCGAGAAGTAATATCTAAAAATAAATCTGCTCTATTTTTAGTTACTTCCGGAGACCAGTATTTGGGTTTTAAGACATACTCTGGCTTGGAAACTAAAATATCCAACATTTTCATCCTTACTGTTTTTGCTATATGTCCAAACCAGTTTGTTGGTTGACTTATACTACCCACAAAACTACAAAAAATATTTTTTTGAATTAAATTTTGATATGGTAGAGGTCCACTAATTAGTGGAATACATATGGTATTTTTGGCATTTCCACCTGCTGAAAAATTAATCGTATTAATAGGAAGTCTTAAATACGGGGCATCATCATGCTGAGATAAGGTGAAGTATTTTAAATCTTGGGGTAGATTGATTAAAATTTGTTGTAAATCATTAACTAAATGTCCATATTCATTAAATAATATTGTCCAATTGATGGGTAAAAAATTATAATTGAGTTTATCAAATTTAGATTTATTTTTGAAATAGAAATTTATAAAAGTATCTTCCATATCTAGCCCCAAATTATAAGGTGGATATGGGGGTTTAGTAGATTTTAATTTATAAAATAATTCAGGAATTAAATTCATAAATTAAATTGTTTTTTAGCTAAATCTATTAATTTAAGTTTATGATTTAATCCAACAGCAAAATTAGCATGTAACAAAATAATGTTTTCTGGGTATGTAACATTATCTTCTCCGTGATAATGTTTACCGGTAAATCCATAGTTGTATATTTCAGATGGAAATAATTTAATTTTGAGATTAAATTTAGAAATTTTTAATAAATGATTTATAGCATCTTGGTCATGAGCATGATTGGGTAGTTCAGGTAAAAGTCTATTAAATAAATCCTTAGTATTGGAATTGACTCTACACACAAAAAAACCCATACAAACATTACCCCAATCTGATTGGAATGCTAAGTCGTAATCACCCATTTGTTTGATAATAAAATCTTTAAAGGGTTTAAGAAAAATAATATCTGCGTCAGCGTAAATCATTAAATCTCCATCTTGAAGTTCCTGCAAGGCATCAATTATATATTCAACCTTTCTCTTCATGGTGGTTTCAAACCCTTTGGTATTATATTCCCCGGTCTCACATTCCTGAGAAACTCTTCTAATATTAAGATCTACATTATCTTTAAATGGATATGATTTTACCAATTCATCTAAAAATGGTTTATGTGAGTCGGTGAAAATAGTATATAATTTAATGTTCATAAATTTTTATATTCTAAAAGAATTTGTTGTTTTAAAATTTCTATTATTTCATTTTCATTTGAATTAAAATTTAAAAAACGAGGTGGGTCATTTCTTTTCCAAAAAGTATTATTACATAATAAACTCCACCATTTTTCAATAAAAGGATAATGATCTGCTTGAGCTTTTTTGTTAAAATCAAAACAAACATCATCAGCAAAAGAACCATTTCCATGCATGGGATGAAAAATTAAATGCTGATTACTAATGTAGTGGTTTTTAGAATTTAAAAACATTAACATGGTATACATGACATCAAAAATAGGTTTTCCTAAAAGCATATCTTTAAATAAATGTCTGTGACTTAACCACCATTCTTTTTGTATAACCCAAGCATCAAATCCGGCAGGTTCTACTCTTATAAGAGTAATAGGTTGAGTTAAATTTTCAATTTCATCTATTTCTGAACGTGAAACTCCAAAAGCTTCTACATCTGTGTTATTAATTAAATTAATAAATTTTTGACTTATAAGAATGTCACTGTTTATATAAACAAAGATATCTTCTGCATGTTTACAGGATATATCAAATAAATCATTTATAAAGGGCAAATTTCTTTTAGTGTCAATGACTGTACTAGCATTTCTGTTTAATTCTCTAATAACCGAAATATCAGTATAAGATACATCATCGTCTGGGCTTTGAATCAATGCAGCAGAAACATTACTATTGTTTTTGCTCATAATTTTGAGTATTTCTACACAATGATCCTGTCTCTTATATTGAGAAAAGGTATTAGTAGTAAAAAGTATTTTTTTCATTTAGAATTATAAATGTCCTTAAGAGTATTTTTAATAAATTCTGTAGAATGTGAGCCATTAATTGCAGACGGAACAATGCCGTGCTTACGATGAAACACTTGTAATCCAGCTTGTACCTGTTTAACAAAAGTCTCTTCATTTTTGGCCAAGGATGTTCGAGCCTTTTCGTCTTTGGCTTCTTGAATATAATCTTGACTATCTGAAATATCAGCAAACCACCAAAACGGAGTATATTTTCCTTTCTGAATAATACGATAGGTATGTTCTACATGTTCCCAAGCATTATAAAAATCTTCATCCATTAAACCCACCTCATCTAATACTTCTTTTCTAAAATAACAAAACATAGCAACAATGTGTTCGTACAATGATATGGTTATGTCATCCCCATAATTAACCATCAAACGAGGATTGGGTTCTGTTTGTTGAGAAGCCAAGTGTCTTTTACTAAGATCACCAATTAATCCCGGTTGTTGTTTGCGATTCCAAGGACTACCTGGACCAAAATTAAAATGTTTTAATCCTGTTTTTTTAGATGCAGTAATATATTTTTGAAAAATGTTATTATCTTTAATAATACAATCATCTTCCATTGTAAAAATATGTTCACAATTTAATTCCAGAAGCTTTTTAAAAATTTTATTTTTAGATTTAGAAATTCCTAAGTTATATTCATTTTGTATGAATATAAGTTTTTCTGGAATTTCAAAATCAAAAGTTTTACCATCATTTACCACAACGATATGGTCTAGTTTAGAAAAATCCAAACTATTAATGCAATCCTTAAAAAAATCTGGACGATTGCAAGTTGTAATACCAACACCTATTTTTTCTTTCATAAAAATTAAATTGATTTGGAATAATTTTTTTGCATGTATTCCATAAAATTAAACAATTGATCCTGAGTTACACCAGCTGGGTCGTTATAACCAGGTACATATTTATGAAAATGTTGAAAATTGCCGTATGAAATATTGTCTATTTTTTCATTACGAGGAGTATCTGTATTATTAATTTTAATATGATCAACACATGGGTTAAACGGATATGGGGGATATAGTTTTAATTCCCGGGCGCGCATTATATAGTCTAAAGTTTCTAATCCATCTTGATTTAAATATTGTTCTCTAAAATAGCCTAACTTTTTAATTATATTTTTATGTAAAAATATAAAATTGTTGTTTAATTCTGGGGTTAAAGAGAGAGATATATTTTTTTCATCTTCTTCTATAAAAATAGCATCTCTACCTAAACCAGTTATTAACCAAGTACCAAATACGTGTGCCTTTTTGATTGTGTCTTCAAATATTGTTTCTGAAGTAATATTTGTTAAAGTATTAACAATAAAAATATAATCTTTATTATCGCATCTAAATTTAGATAAAATTTTATTATACAAACTTGCTACAGACACATCTTTGCCATATCTTAAAATATTTTTAGTAGATATTCTATTATAGGTGCTAGACACCACCAAGCAATTGTCTTTATATTTTTCTGGAAAAGAATTCCAGCAATTATCAAAATTTTCTCGTGTAGAATTATCTACTATTCCTATTCCTATGTTCATATGGCTAATTTAGTGTAAAGATCATTTAGGTAATTAATAGTATCCTGTTTGTGATTAATTTCAAGAGCTTGAACAAAATCGTGAATATTTTGTGGTATATCTATAGAATCATATTCACCCCTGTCTTCACTTAAAGAAGGAGAATCATTATTATTTTGATAATCTAATCTAAAAAATTTAGGATTAAGGGTTTGTAATTTTGAGGCTAATAGAGATATTTTTTCTGATGGATAATTTATATCTACTACTAAACTAACCATATTACCCGGCACACTTTCTTTTAAGAATTTGGAATCTATCTTTTTATCTACAAGATTTTTTAAAGAAATTTTTACATGTACTGGTGAAATATTATTTTCTATAAATTCAAATTCATTGGTTTTTAAATCTAAAATATAAACCCCACGTATATCATTGGCGTCACCAAAATTTTGCTGATAAGGACTACCCAAATATAAAATCTGACCATTATCATAAACTCGATGAGCTTTTTGGTGGAAATGACCTGATATAATAAATGGTGATTTACTCAAGAGATCTTTGGATTCTGTTCCATGATCACAAATATTAAAAGAATTTAATTTGAAAGAAACTATTTCAAAATGTCCAATACAAATATCTGTTTGAGGTATGTCTTTATATTCAACTCCCCATGGAATTAAAGAGATAGTTTTTTTAGATCCAGAAACTGTGAGAATTTGTGGATCTTTGTCTATAACTGAAATATTATTCCATCCATCAAGAAGGGATATTGAATTTACATCTGATCGATCTTTATAATAACAATCATGATTACCTGTAGAAATATAAATGGTAAAATCTTTTAATATTTTAAAAAATTCTTTAGCAGTATTAAGAGTGTTAACTGATATTTCATTTCTATTATGAAATATATCTCCGGGAATAATAATTTCTGATATATTTTTGGATATATAAAGGTCTTTAACCCATTCCGCAAATTCCAATATATTCTTATACCACACAGTACTGTCTTGACCTAGACCAATATGAATATCTGAAAATAAACCTATTTTAGAATTTTTAATATTAAAATTTTTAATCATGATCTTGACTCTTGGAAATTCTCAATTGGTTATTTTTAATAATAGTGTTATAGTTTTGAGAGAACAAGAGCAATTCATTTTGATACTTTTCATGAGTTTCTCTCAAATGCTTTTCTTTTTTAATTCTATTACGAAAAGCATTAAAAGCAATGCGTGTAAAATAGGAAAATGGATTAGTACCCTTGACCCTATCATATTTTTTTGAAGTTAAAGCTTTAAACATCCTGATAATGCCGTCTCCTACCATTTCTTCTCTGTAGGTATAGTTAATAAAATTAGGAGCAAAACTAAGTTTGTGAGATATTTTACTAACCATTTGAGCTAGATTATCAGACATAACACCAGTATCATAATATTTGACAATTTCATCATCAAATTCTTGTGGATTTACATAATATTTTTCCTTATCCGCTGCTTTTTTGTTCTTAAATGTAGGTTTTGCCTTAACTTCTATAAAATCTTCATCTTCATCGTCTTGTAAATCATCATCTTCGTCATCTTCTGATGTGTCATCAAAGTCTTCTGATGAAGTTTTATATCCCAAAAACTCAGCTTCTTCGTCAGTATAAATAATTTCTTTTATATCCTCATTTTCTAAAGATACCTTTTTACGATATTTCTTTTTCGGTGTATTCATATTTTTCTAAATTGTACATTTTTTTACGTTCTTCAACATGCTTTAATCCGTATTTGGTATTGTCAGCTATATCAAATATAGTAGCCATTGATTTGGTAGGGTGTAGTCGCAATACTCGACCAATAGATTGCATAATTTTAATTTTAGCTTTACCTATAGAGGCAAAAACAATATTGTGAAGATTTGGTATATTAATACCAGTACTAAAAATTTTAGATATAGCTACAATAATAACATCTCTTCTCTCATCCATTAAAGAGCGTATTTTTTCTCTCTCTACCATTTCTGTTTCACCTTGAATAAAATAAATGGGTCTATTAGACTTCAACTTTTCATTTATTTCCAATAAAATACTATGAATAGAAACACCGTGTTCTATTCTATCTACCATTATTAATGTATTTTCTTTTAATTTAAAGGCTAGATTGGTAATAATATTATTACGCCTTTGATTATTCATTAAAAACTCCATTTCTCTTTGATAGGCTAAAACTGGATTACCCATATCAACTGTAAAAGATGGAATGAGGGAATGCTTGACATTTAAGATAATAATCTGAAAATTTGAAACATAAGATTGTTGTTTGAGATTTACGGTTTTTTCTTCATATGTTATTGGTCCCATCTTACCAATAATATTCCATTGATCTATCTTATAGGTTGGCATGGTTCCTGTAAAACCAAATCTTCTAGATGTATTAATAAATTTCAATACATCATTAATTTTGTTACCTCTTTTAACTGAATGAACTTCATCTACTAAAAGAGTATCTATATCAGCCAATATGGATAAATCCGTTTTATCAGACATTAGAATCTGTGATCCGGCAACTGTTATAGAAGATTCAGGATTATATTTGTTATCTCCAGACCACTTAGAGACACTATTTAACCCATAAGACTCAAAGTCTGAGGCTGTTTGTTCCACCAATTGAATAGATGGTACAATAACTAATGTTTTTTGAGAATTGTTTTGAGAAAGACTTTTTATTATACCAGCCATGATTAATGTCTTTCCACCAGCTGTTGGAATTACGGTAACTCCTCTCCCTTGTCTCAAGGCATTAAAAATAGATTTTTCTTGATAATCTCTATAAGGCTTATTTAAATTTTCTACAATAGGTTCTTTAATTCCCGGATTGAAGAGGTTTTTTAAATCTGCATCGATTTTATAAGGATAGTTACCCAAAGTTAAAAAATTTATAATTTCACCCAATAAACCTATTTCAAATTTGCCTTGAGGTGTAATACTATAAATTCTTGAAGCTTGAAATCTTGGACCATTTCTCCTATAAGCAGGATTGGCTGCAGAAAAATGTTCTCTTATTAAATCCAATAAAGAAGGCTCTGCAGTAATTTGTGCTTGTTTATTTTTATTAATAAGAGTTAGAGAAATCATTACGTAGTCTCCAATCTGTTTATGTCTATGATGTTTTTGATATCATAAGTCATAGATCTTAATACTTGTTCAACCTTTTCTAGATATTCTATAGCCAATTCTGTTTCCTCTATTTCTTGGTCTATTTTTTGTATAGCATCAGAACTATCTATTTTTTTCTCCAGAGAAGCCTTGGGCATGCCCGGTGGAATAGAATTTTGTTCTTCTAAAGTGGAAATAACTGCAACTTTAGTAAGTTTCTTTTTACGAATAAGATTGTTAAGAATTCTTTTTTGATCAATAAGTCGAGCTACCCATTTGTGTTTTATAGCTGGGAGCATGAGTTGTTTTTGCAGAAGATTTAATTCATCTAATTTAGTATCTTCTTTTAACTCTTCTGTAAATTTTTCAAAAGAAATCATAAATATAAGATTATAATCCCATATGACTAACAATTTTCAACAGCTATTTTTACAAATTTTAGAAGATAATTCAGCTGCACCGGGTGGAGCATTTGGACCTAATGATGCTTATTCACCAGAAAATTCACCCAATCTAGATACAAAAATGTCTATGTATATTACCGGAGGGGGTAATCCAACTAAAAAGAAGAAAAAACAAAAATCCCCAAAATTTCCGTTGATAAGAAGAAATTTGAATAGATCTTTATAATGGATACAGGACATTGGATTTTAGATAAAAATATAAATATAAATGAACAAACTTTCGGGTTCATTTATCTTATTACTAATTTAATAGAAAATAAAAAATATATTGGTAAAAAACAATGTTTATCAAAATTTAAAAGAAAACCACTTAAAGGCAAAAAACGTAAAAGAATAGATATTAAAGAATCAGACTGGAAATCTTATACTAGTTCATCAGAAAAATTAAACGCAGATATAGAACGTCTAGGTAAACAAAATTTTGAATTTAAAATAATAAGAGCCTGTTCTTGTAAATGGGAATTAGCATATTTTGAAATAAAAGAACAACTCTTACACAATGTTTTGTTGAGAGATGATTATTACAACGGTATAATCAATGTTAGAATAGGTTCTCCTCCTAAAAATCTTTTTCTAGAGGTAAATAATACAAATGAAAACCACTAAATGTGTATATTGTAATTCCCAACAATTTGGAAATTCATGTACTCTTTCCCCTAAGAAGGTACATATGCATTTAGAGAATTTAAATAATTGTATCTACTGTGGCATTGATCAAATAGAAGGTGAATGTTTTTTTAATCCACATCATAAACATCATATTTCTGGTTCAGCCTTTTTAGAACACTGTAAAAGTCAATCTAACAGTGCTTTAATATTAAAATATATTTTTAATAGATGTGAAATTATTAATGAATTTTACACTTCCCCATTAGATCGTTTATATAAACGAATGGCTGGGATTATAGCCTCTATAACAGAACCTCTCTTAGAGGCTCTTTCTTTGCAAGAAACCCCAATATATAGTAAATTAACTAAAGAACAATTGGTTAAGGCTGTGGAATTTAAATTTAAATATAAAAAACAAATACAAGAATTTGTTAATTTAACCAAAGAAGCTAATAAACTTCTTCCCCCTGAAATTGTTGAAGAGTGTATAACAGACGCTATACTCTCTAATAATGAAAATTAAAGATGTATTAGTAGTATATCTACCACAACGCGTTGTTGTGTTTCCGTTACATCTCTATTTTGATAAATTACTTTCTAGAGTACTAGACAGACTCTATGAGTGGAATCTTTTATCAGAAAATAAAAAAATTACTGGGAGAGAAAAATATTTTAATTTTTTCCTTGAAAAAGAAATACAAGATATATTATTAGAAATTAAAATTGTTTATAAAGAATTAAATTTAAAAATTTTTACAATTTACAAAAGAAAAGACATATCAGTAAAATATAAAGGTTTTTTATCAGATGATAATACAGTTATAGAGGTGTTTTGTAAAAAATTTAAAAAGATTTTAAAAAAATATTTTTGTAGTGATATTCCATCCAACTTAAATTTTAAATCCTCTAACAATGTTTTTAAAGGTTTAAAATGTGGTAATCCTACAGGTGAAGAAATAGAATTTTTAACTAAAATATTGTAACATGGATAAATTTGTAATATTTCACATTGACGGAGGAGCTGGTAAAAGTGTAGCAGCTACAGCAGTTTGTACATCCATCAAAAAAGCTTATCCGGATCATAAATTAGTGGTAGTTTCTGCTTGGCCAGAAGTATTCTTACATAATCCAGAAATTTACAGAATTTACAAAATGGGCAATCATGCCTATTTTTATGAAGATTATATTAAAAATAAAGATTCTATAATCTTAAGATCAGAACCATACCATGCTGAAGATTTTATACATCGCAAAAAACATTTAATAGAAATATGGTGTGATATTTTTAAAATTCCGTGTATATCAAAACAACCCAGATTGTTTTTGACACAAAGAGAATTAATACATGCTAATAAAGTTCTCAACAAACAGACAAAAATTCTAACTCTCCAAACTAACGGTGGTGGAGATGAAAAAGAAACCTATTCATGGGCAAGAGATTTACCCATTCCCTTTGCTCAAAAGATAGTAAACTCTTCTTTGGAAACATATGGCAAAGTGTTACATGTACGTAAAGAGGGTCAACCAGCTTTAGAAAAGACTATTCAAGTTACAGACAATTTAAGAAATTTATTTTGTTATGTATACCTGTCAGACAAGCTTGTTCTTATAGATTCCTTAATTCAACACGTTGCAGCCGCTTTTAACAAACAAGCGGCAGTTGCTTGGATTGCCAATTCACCGGTGGTATTTGGTTATGATTGTCATCTAAATATTACACCAACTTTGCAACCCTCTTTTAGACATAGTATAGATTCTTATATGGATGAGGTTGACTGGGTGGGTCGTCGACACTTTGAATGTCCGTATGATGATGTTGATAATATTTTCAGTATGGAATCTTTTACCTCTTATCTAAATGATAACGAATTAACCTTTGATAAAATGCCTAAGAAAATAATCAAAAAATGAAAATATTTTCATCTAGTTCAAATTATGACATAAATTTAAACAGTTCTGAATTCGAAGAAACTGTACAAATTTTATCTCAAGATGTAGAAGAAATCATTGAAACCGGCACCTTCAACGGATTGGGTTCTACCACAGTTTTTGCAAAAACCGGTAAACCTTTAACAACTATAGAAAGTTGTTTTGATCACTTTAGACAAGCAGTTTTTAATTTAAAAGATTTTACCAATGTAAAATTATTGTGGGGATCATCTTTAAATGTTAAAGAAATGACAGAATTTATAGATGCTGATGACATTTATGAATCAGACATGGTTTTGTCTAAATCCATTGCAGTAGACGGTTCTTCAGAAGGTCCACAGTCTTTTTATAAACAAGAAATAATGGGATTTAACACCAATCCTCCAACTAAACAGGATTTGTTAATTGAACTTATTAATAATGATAAAAAACAATTAGTATTTTTAGACTCGGCTGGAGGAGTGGGTTATTTAGAGTTTCAAAAATTTATGACTCTAGAGGATTCTAAAAGAAAAAACAAAATTTTATTACTAGATGATGTAAGTCATGTAAAACATTATCGTTCTGTTGTTTTTTTAAAACAAAACAAATACAATGTAGTTGTATCTAAAAATAAAAGATTTGCTTATTGTATTTTTTAAATAACTATGGATTCTTCAGAATATGAACCCTTAATGTCAGTGGGAAGAATATATGACGAGAAATCTCAAAGTTGGTTTCCAAGTCTAAAAGATGAAAAAAGTCACGATATTACTCCTCTTTGGACTGCTTCTTTGATGTATTTAATCTTAGATAGACACCTAGGGTGTATTCCAGATGATACTCAGCAGGAGTATTTAGAAGAAACTTTAAAGTTGTTTAAATTTATGACAAATGATGGATCTGGTTATATAGACAAGATAGAAGATAAGTAGTTAGGTGAATAGACGAGAATTTATTTATAGTGGTCTTTTCGGAGGATTGGGTCTAACAATGGGCGATGTTTTTAGACTTCAAGCTCAATCCCCTTCAACAATTAAAAATGCAAAGGCTCAATCAATTATCCACATATTTCTTCCTGGTGGAGCGGCTGCTCAAGAAACTTGGGATCCCAAACCACTTGCCCCTTTAGAATACAGAGGACCATTAGGTACCGTTCAAACAAAAATACCTGGTGTTTATTTCTCGGAAAATCTTACTAAAACCGCTCAAATAGCTGACAGATTGACAGTTATAAGATCTATGACCCATGGAGAGGCAGCACACGAACGAGGGGTTCATAACATGTTTACTGGGTATAAACCTTCCCCTGCCATAAATTATCCATCTTTTGGATCTGTAATTTCAAAAGAATTGGGAGGCCGTAATAATCTTCCTCCTTATGTTTGTATTCCAGAAAAATTTAATAATAATGGGGGAGATGTTGCCGGTACTGGATATCTATCTAATTCTTTTGGTCCGTTTAGTCTGGGTTCAGATCCTGGAACTCCTTCTTTTAAAGTTAGAGATCTTGCATCTTCTGTAGCAGACGATAGGTTTGCTAGACGTCGCTCAATGCTAGAGACAGTAGATCAACATTTCAGACAAATAGAATCTAGTGATGCAGTTGCTGCTATGGATACTTTTTATCAGCAAGCATATAGTTTACTTTCATCTCTAGATGCTCGAGCAGCTTTTGATTTACAGAAAGAACCAACAGTAGTAAGAGAAGCATATGGAGCTGGTCCTGCAGGTCAGCGTTTATTAATGGCTCGTAGAATGGTGGAAGCCGGTGTTCGGTTTGTATCCGTGACTTATGGTAGCTGGGATATGCATCAAAATATCGGCAACAATATTCATAAACAACTCCCTCCTTTTGATCAAGCATATGCTGCTCTAATTAAAGACTTAGAACAAAGAGGCATGTTAGATTCTACGTTAGTTATGGTGAGTTCAGAATTTGGTAGAACTCCTAAAATTAACAAAGATGGCGGCCGTGATCATTGGCCTAGAGTATTTTCTGTTGTATTTGCTGGAGGGGGATTTAAAAGAGGATTGGTATATGGTAATTCAGATGCAACCGGTGCTGATGTAGAAGACAATCCTTTACATGTTGCAGATTTGGCTGCAACCCTCTATAATCAAATTGGAATAGACCCTCACGGTAAATTGGTTACTCCGGATGGACGACCAGTTGCTATAACATATGAGGGAGAAGTGAAACAAGAATTACTAACATAATATATGAACGACTGTGGCAATCATAATAGTGAATTTTCTACTCGTAGAGAATTCTTAACAGAATTTGGATGGGGAATGGGTGGTCTTTCCTTGGCTGCTCTTTTGGGTGTTAATCCTTATACAGCTGAAGCAGCTTCACCCATGCTTCCCAAAAAGCCACATTTTCCAGTTAAAGCAAAAGCTGTTATTCAGTTGTTTGCCAGTGGTGCTCCAAGTCATGTAGATACATTTGACTACAAGCCTGAATTGCAAAAGAATGATGGAAAGAAAGGAGACAATGGATTGTTGTTAGCATCTCCATTTAAATTTCCAAAATTTGGTAAATCAGGATTAGAGATTTCTGAGGTATGGTCTCAATTAGGACAACATGCGGATGATATGGCTATCATTAATAGCATGCAAACTCCAATTCCTGATCATAACATTGCTGCTAAATTTATGAATACAGGTTCTGCTCAATTAAACAAACCTAGTATTGGCAGTTG